CTCGGAAATGAGATATCTTCAATAGGTAATGATGTAAACTCTTCTCTAAAATCAGCAATAAATTTCTGTGCTGCGTCCTCATCTTCATTCACAATAACTGTCAATGCGTCTCTAATTGCTGTACGACAAGCAGCAGGAGTAGAGGACTTAACTGCCTCCAAACCCATGATCTTTAGTTTAGGTTTTTCATAGCGAACACCTTCACTATCCCACACATTAAGAATGTAACGTTTCTTAGCAGTCCATATACCTTTATTAGCAATGTTCTCTCGCTTCATGAACATCTTCTGTTCATAAGCACCTACGTACTTGGCCAATTCTTCATAAGAACTCGTAATATACTTCTCAAGTTCCATCTCACAGATCTTATTAAGGAACGAGACAATGCTCTTATCAGTTTTCTCTCTGCCCTTGTATACAGTTTCGACCAAAGGACCAAGGTTGAGGTAGATACTATCAGTATCACTAGCAATAACATAATCTTCCTCCTCTGTTTTAAGTATCTTGTTTAGATACTTATTCATTTTGTTTTCAATCCAACGGATGCTAACCTGCCCACTGAGAGTAATCGCCTCAGCATTAGATAAGTTGTAGTATCTAAAGTACTGGTTTCCAATGGCACCATAAGCCGAATTGAGCTGGATCTTTCTAGCCATTTGGATGTTATTGAATTTACTAATATCTCTTTGTAGTTTGGCACTTGGCGAAACTTCATTATCCCCCTTCGCTTTGAGCATTTTCTTCTTATAAATCGTTCGCTCATTGTAAATAGTCTCCATCATTTCTGGTAGGAATCCTCTGATATCTTTACGATACTGTGCACCATTAGCACATGTTGCAAACTGAGGATCAAATGTACAATCTTGTTTTAAGATCCCTTCAACGCTGGCATTACTGTGTCTAGTCTCCCAGAGGGTTTCTGGACTGATATTGTACTGCATAATGAGATGAGGATACAGGCTATTGAGGTCAAAATTAACCACCCAATCATAGCGTCCTGGTTTCGGTTCCTTAACATAAGCACCTGCGTATTTTTCGTTTTTAGATGAACGTTTTTTTGGAGGAACTACAAAGTTCTTCTTCTTTAGATAATTATATATCATAGTATCCCACATGCGAACCTGTGAGTATACGTCATCAAAGTTTACCTTAGCATCATATGCCATTGTGATTGCTAGTTCAAGCAACTTCATCTTGTCTTCCAAACGGTCAACAAGTTCAACGTCAATGATGTTATATTCAATAAACTTCTGCCAATCATTAGTATAGAATGCTTTGAAGTTTTCATGTTCAGACCAATCTAACTTCTTCTGTCCTAATTCTACATTGGCAATATAATCAAGACGATAAGACTCTCTATTAGTATAGGTAAACTTCTTATAAAGATCTAGATAATCTAGAATTGATACACCACAAATATCATAGTAGATATTACGACGACCTTGAATATAAACTTCTTCCTCATCAACCTTATTCCAAGGTGACAAAGACTTCATCCACTTCTCTCCAAGGATACGATCTACACGACGACAAATATATGGAATATCATACAGGTTACAGTTCCATCCTGTTACAATGTCAGGAGTATTTTCTGCCCACCATTTAATAAAGTGAGCAAGCATTGAACGTTCATCATCAAAGATGTGATGCTCATGCTCAGATTCAAATTCTCTGATTCCCCATGTAATAGTCTTCTTAGTTGCATGATCTCTGATCGTAATACATAGCATTTCCTCTGCTGATGCATCTACATCTGGGAATCCATTCTCACATGCTACCTCAATATCAATAGTATAGATCTTCATCTGATCCATACGATAGTCTACTTCACCTGCAAATTCTTTAGACAAGAATTGATAAAGATAACGGTCATATCCATGTACTTCTACACCCTCAACACCGTGATATTTCTCAGCAAAATCTCTTGCTTCACGAACTGTGTTGAATTTAACAGGTTTAACATTACGTCCTGTTAAAGTCTTATACTTCTCCTCCTTATTACTTGTCATGAAAAGAGTAGGAGAAAATTGGAAGCGATGTTCTACTCGCTCCCCTCCTTCATATCCTCTATAGAGGATAGTATTTCCTAAAAGTTGAACGTTGGTGTAGAAACTCATTCAGTAGGTTCGTCAGCAGGTGGTTTAGCAGGTACTGTAAAATTGTACAGTTCCACCATTGCAGCACTTGGATCTACTATAGTAAAGATTGACTCACTTGTCAAGAACAAGTCACGTTGTGCTGAATATTTTGGATAGACCTCCAAGTTATCATCCACAATCTTGAAACAATCTTGAATGAAGAGTGCTGGCTCCTCATCAAGTTCTTCAACTACACCAATAAGATAGTCATTTAGACCACCGTTCTTAAGAAGAACTATCTTTAGATTCTCCATCTTTTGCCTCAATAAGTTCAATGTACTTTTCTGTTACTTGACCATGAGGATCATAGACAGTAACGACTTCTTCTAAACGAATATAAAAGTCTCTGTTAGTTGCTAAGGGTGCCCAAGGATATAGAATAAGATTAGGATTCTTTTCAATTGCTTCTTTATTAGATGCTAGAATCTCCTGCTCTTCTTCCATCTCTTCATCTCCTTCACCCCACATCTCCATCTCAATTTCAGATTGATCATCTAAAATGACTGTGTATGGGTCACGGAACATGAATGCAATAGCAGTTTTGTTCTCGTCTTCCTTAGCACTGACTTCTTTAATGTCAGCGATGACATCTTCACCGCCTTTTAGTCTTGCGATTTTTACGCTCATAGCTTTTTTCTGCAATAATGTTGACGCTTTGATTAATTATGTCCTTAAGGACTTTGGTAGGATGAGTGCCTTTTTCGTATGCAATGTTACGTGCAAGCGTCAATACATCTTCCATCATATACGATGGGAGTTCAATTGTCAAGACCTCTTTGTCACCATTGTAGCCTTGTGGTGAGCAATTATAATAGAAGTTCATTAGGAATTCCAATAAAAAGAGAACCCCGAAGGGTTCTCTATTAAGTTATAGACTATATATAACTTTTTATTTTAGAAAGTGAACTTAACACCAACCTTTCCAGCAAGGTCAAGGTCGCTGTCGTTAGTTACACCGTAGATCTCTCCGTAGAACTTATCATAAGAACCACCAAGGTATCCTGCTAGTTCTACATCACCGTACTCATCAGTAGATTCTGTGTGAGTTACTGTAGGACCGCCTGATACATACCAGTCAAATCCACCTTCTGTGGATCCTTCGTATCCAACTTGTGCTTCTAATGCACCTGACTCATATGAACCATCTGGATATGAACCATTCGCTTCAATATTCACGTAAGGACCAGCAAAAGCTGCACCAGCGAATAGGAATGGAGATGCTGCTACCGCAGCGATTGTTGATTTAAAAGACATTTTAGTTTTTAATTATCTCGCAAAGGTATAAAAAAACCCTGCGGATGATACCATCCCCGACATGGGATAGTTTTAACATCTGACAGGGTACGATCTTTCGGGCCTGTATTAACGTATGTTAAGTTATTTATAATAGCACAAGGTTAAGGATAAGTCAAGCTAATGACCAATCCTTTCTTGCGTGATGTTCTGGAACAATCTTACCCAACTCAATGGTGAGTAAACCGTCCTCAAATTTTACATTACGAACTTCTGTATCATCAGTAAGAGTCCACTGTTTAGTGAAAGATCTCTGAGCAAGACCCTGATGGAAGTATTCTACTTCCTCTCCTTCTTTAGTGTCCTTCTTACCTTCTACAACTAACTTACCATATTCTGTGTAGACATTTACGTCTTCACGCTTGAATCCAGCAAGTGCAATCTCCAAACGTGACTCCACGTTGTTAATAGTTACAAGATTGTATGGTGGATAATTACTGTGTGGTACATCTACATTGAAAAAACGATCAAAGTATTGATCATTAAACCCTAGACTATGCTTAGTAATCTTATCAAATAGTTCGGGTAAATCAGACGCACGATAACGTGATAAATTTGTCATAATAGTTCTCCTTAAATAAGCGAGGTTAATGGTGATCCCTTTCGGCAATCACTTCTATTTAACACTCTAGAGAGGAAGAATGGTTAGCGTTGATACCGTAAATTTTGATACGGTTTTCTAGAACATCTATAGGTATAAATAGCTGAAGATCAACTTATGTAAAGAAATGAAAAGATTCATTCCTTTCGTTATGCTTGCTAGTATCGGTGTATTAGCAAACCCAGTGAGAGCTGATATTACTACAAGGTTTTCCTCTTCAGTACAACTGAGCGTAGGAGGAGCATCAACTCAGGCTGAGAGGATAGGATCTTCGTTCAGCATTTCAGGTAGTAATGTGGACACAAGTATAGGTGACAATGATGATTACCTATCATCAGGTACTATTACTTCAGGTCTTATAGTTCCTGGTGCAGTAGTAGCAGAACAGCACACAGCAGGGGAAGCTTTTAGCTACTCTACTAGTTTTTTACAAGGGGACGCATTGCCTACAGCAGCAGTAACTGTTGGAGCATCGCAAAACTTTGGTGATATATACAGTGTAGCTGGTGGTACAGTTGCTGACCTTGCTGGTGAAGTCAATAGTACTCACGAGTTTAGTGACATAGCAGCTGGTGGAGCAAATACTGCTGTAACAACACAGTTTGTATCTGA